CCTAAGAATGCTAAGACCGACCGCGTAATTATCGCGGAACCGACAGGTAACATCCATCTCCAAAAGGGATGGGGTGGCTACCTCAAGGATCGGTTGTTGCATTGCGGAATTGACCTCTTCGAACAGAAGAGGAACCAAGAACTCGCCGAGCATGCTCAGCGACTTGGACTGGCTACGATTGATTTAAAGTCTGCCAGTAATTCCGTCAGCACTGGAGTTGTAAAACTCCTTGCCCCACCTGAGATGTACCGAGTCCTCAACAATCTCCGAACCCCCTGTTACACAGATCAGGACGGTGTGGAACACCGTCTTGAAATGTTCAGTACCATGGGCAACGGATTTACGTTCGAACTCGAAAGCTTAATCTTCTACTCTGCGGCGAAGGCCGTGGCAGAGATTAACAGGTGCGGCAAACCACTCTCAATTTACGGAGACGACATTATCGTAGTTCAAGAGATAGCAGAAGAGCTTATCAGGCTCCTAAACTATCTTGGTTTCCGCGTGAACGAGGATAAATCCTTCCTTTCGGGAAGGTTCTTCGAATCTTGCGGCAAACACTACTTTGATGGCGTTGACGTGACCCCGGTATACCAGAAAAAGCCGGTGGACTCACGTATCGAACACATGCGATTCCTCAACCGGATTCACACCTGGTTGACTCGCAATGCAGATACGTGGGACACGGCCATCCGCCCCGTATGGCGCACCCAACTCCAAAAGAGAGGGTGTGACCTTAAAGGGTGGGACTGGATGGGCGGCGACGGATACTACTTCATAGAGGCCCACGAAAACCCCGGGTTGAAATTTATACCCGGGCGTGGATACGTCTTGAAATACCTTCGCGGCTCAACCAAGGTAAAACTTGGTGACCGAGGCCTTTACGCTTACAAAATGAGACAGTCAGCTCGTCGCACTGTCGTTCACCCCGTGAGGGGCAATGACAGATCGGCATACTTCGTGAGAAGCTGCCTTAGCTACGAGCCCCACGTGTTTGTTAGTGGGCAAGACCAGAGACATTTTGTACATAGCAACGGCAAGAGATTAGCAACCTCAAACCGTCAGCTAGCCTTAGATAGCGCTTACTCTGATAAACACGAAAGCGTGCCCTGCAAAGGGTTCGACAGCGTGCGGAGTAAGGAGTCTAAGGTGCGTAAAAGAAAGAGAGTGGTCCCTGTGCTACTTAGGGAACTGCTGATCGG